CTTCTCTAAAAAGCAACGTCATATCGAGCATACTGAATCGGGATTCTCTCATCATCGCATTTGTGGTAACTCGGATCATACTCATTCTTCTTAATCAACGTCTCCCATTTGGGAAATCCATTGAGTATCTCAGTCACACTAACACCTCGTCTACGGAACTCTTGCCAATCTCCTCCGGTCATCTCCTCCAGGCCTTCTTCTAACATTAATCTCTCATTTGTCGGACTAACACTGTATTCTAATGCGACCTGATAGAGAAAAAAAAGCCCATCATATGCAATCCGATTTGAGGCATATGTGCCATAAGCATGACCTATACATGATAACATTATTTCAATTGGACCTCTGCTTCTGACATCTCGGCCCCAACCAACCCTGACCCAAAATTCAAACGCCTCACGGAACGGAAGATAACGAGGCTGTCTATCAAGGGCGACATAAGGATTTAAAATTGCCTGCTGCCTACAGAATGTCATCCCCTTATGGACTAAATATCCTCCTTTCTGACTACTAAGAAAGCTGATCCCATTTCTCAACCCTCTAATCCGTACTCCAAAATGCTCCCACATAAAATGCACAAACACAGTTCCTCCCAAGTATCTCTGCACTAACGGGTCATTAGTCATGTTGTAGACATGGTCGTCACCATAGACGATCAAAGCGACAAGCCACATCATCGCATCTTCTAGTCGCTCTTTATGTGAATCCGGAGCATTCATTATCTGGAACACTCCAAATAGAAAAAACCAAAGACACATTATCCATGAATCCCCATGAGACGTGTTATAGATCCCACTCGGCATCCCTCCAGTTTTAAATCCCCATATTTTTCCGAACATATGTGTTAATCGGACCACAATCGTTCGAATCAAAAATCTCGTTAGTTTCTTTCTCATTTCATAATCCGGTCCTGTGGGTATATCATACACCAATCCGAAGGAAAAGTATAAATCAATAAATCTCTCCCATACTGATTGATCAAAATTCTCTACATCTCCCTCCACCAAAATATGAAGCCACTCATTCAGTATATCAATTTTTAACTTCTTCGCTATCTCGTCCATTCCTCCATTACTCCATTTCATGCCAACACATATCGGCCCTCTTCTTTCAAGCATCATTCTAAGCTCACTCACCATCCTCTCCATCAAGA